TCAGAAGAAGTTGTAGTTGAGTATACAGAAAAAGCACCAGCACCAAAAGGTGGTGATGATGATAATGCAACATCAACTGTAGCAAAATCTGGTAAGGGCGGAATCAAAAATTCTAGTTCAGCAGAAGAAAAAGGTGGAGCAACACCTAAATCACAAAGCATGGGTGGAACAACAAAGCCAGACATGAAAAAAGTCTAAGGAGTACTTAGATGACTTCAGTATATTTGAAAGAGAACTTGACATTTGATCAAGCTCGCATGATTACAGAAAGTTCAGATGACGGCAAGGACTTGTTCCTTAAAGGCATTTGCATTCAAGGTGGCGTTACTAACGCAAACGGACGTAACTACCCGGTAAGTGAAATTACTAAGGCAGTTTCGGCATTAAATGAACAGATTACTGAAGGCAGCTCGGTATTAGGAGAAGTCGATCATCCAGATGACTTAAAGATCAACTTAGATCGAGTATGTCATATGATAACCGATGCATGGATGGATGGTCCAAACGGTTATGGTAAATTAAAAATACTTCCTACGCCAATGGGGAGTTTAGTACGAACAATGCTAGACAGTGGCGTCAAGTTGGGAGTATCAAGCCGCGGTAGTGGCAATGTCAATGAGGCTTCGGGAGAAGTAAGCGACTTCGAAATCGTCACAGTCGACGTAGTTGCACAACCAAGTGCTCCAAACGCCTACCCAACTGCAATATACGAGGGTTTACTGAACATGAAAAATGGTCATAAAACTTTAGAAATAGCTGCAGAGGCACAGGGAGATGCTCGTGTGCAAAAATACTTAAGAGATGAGGCTTTACGCCTAATCAAAGAACTTAAACTAAGGAGTTAACCAATATGTTTGACGCACTCAAACCATTGCTTGACAGCGGTATTGTAAATGAAGAAACTAAGACCGAGATTCAAGAAGCCTGGGAATCCAAGTTAAATGAAACTCGTGATGAGATTCGCTCTGAATTAAGAGAAGAATTTTCAAGACGCTATGAGCATGATAAAAACACAATGGTTGAGGCTCTAGACAAAATGGTTACTGAAGGACTACAGTCTGAAATCGAACAAGTCGTTGCAGAACGCACAAAGCTCGAAGAAGACCGTGTCAACTTTAATGCTAAGATGACTGCAAAGTCAGAAAAATTTGAAGGCTTTATGGCTACCAAATTAGCAGAAGAGTTAGCAGAACTAAACGAAGACCGTAAAGCACAGGCTAGTACACTTGATAAGTTACAAAAGTTTGTGGTTAATGCTTTAGCAGAAGAGATTAGCGAATTCCATAAGGACAAGCAATCTGTTGTTGAAACAAAGGTTAAGTTAGTTGCAGAAGGAAAGAAACAAATTGAGTCATTAAAGACTAAATTTATTGATCGTGCTTCTACACTAGTTCAGAAAACAGTAACTGAGAACCTCAATAACGAATTAACTCAACTTAAAGAAGATATCGAACAAGCACGTCAGAATAACTTCGGACGTAAACTATTTGAAACTTTTGCGGCAGAGTTTGCAACTTCACATCTAAATGAAAACGCAGATATCAAAGACTTACAAAAGCAAGTTGAAGAAGTAAATGCAAAGTTGGCAGAATCTACAAAAACTATTGATGAGAAATCAGTACTAGTTGAAAGTAAAGAAGCCGAAATTCGTAGAATTAAAGATCGTATTGCCCGCGATTCAATGTTATCAAAGATGATGGCACCTTTAAATAAAGATCAAAAAGAAGTAATGGGTTCATTACTTGAGTCAATTACAACTGATCGCTTAGATGCATCATTTAACAAGTATTTGCCAGCAGTTCTTAAGAATGACACTAAAACAACTAATAAAGTTTTAGCAGAAACTAAAGAAGTAACTGGTAATAAAAAAGAAACCAAGCAGGATTCAGATGAGGGCAAAATCATCGAAATCAAGCGTTTAGCAGGTTTATAATACATTTTAACTAGGAGACGATAAAAATGTCTAACTTAATCGAAAGTCGCTGGGACGAAACAAAAGATGCCCTTTTAGAAGGCCTCGCAGGTTCTAAGCGAAAGAATATGGGTGTTGTTCTTGAAAACACCAAAAGATATATCAGTGAAGCAGCAACAGCAGGTGCAACTGCAGCCGGCGACATTGGTGTACTAAACAAGGTAATTTTACCTGTAATCAGACGTGTAATGCCAACTGTTATTGCTAACGAAATCGTTGGTGTTCAGCCAATGGCAGGACCTGTTTCACAGATCCACACACTAAGAGTTAAGTA